GCTGTCCTCGCTCCGCCTCATCCGCCGCGCCCCGACTGAAGCGGCACGGGCGGGAGAGGCTCGGTTCTACGGGACGCAGCCTGATGTGCTGCCGGAGACGTTGCCGGCGGGGACAGCCCTAGGCGATGGGTACGTGGCTCTCGAGCCTCTGATGCTGAGCTATGTTTACGGCGGATCCCCACGCTACGGCTGCTCCCGGCGATACCGCAGCGGCCTGAGCGGTGATGAGTGCACATCCACGGCCACTGGTGGATTCGAGCCGGAAGACGTGAATTGGGACACCGTCCCCATCCAACCGCCGCCCCCTCCCGAGCCGGCGCACGTGTTCGCGGCGGGTGACGAGGCAAGCGGCATAAACGTTCTGACGTGGCACCGACTGGGCAGCGCGGAAGCCGAGGTCTATCGCTCGGCTGGGCGAGTCGTGCGCACTGGCGTCACGATGGGTGAGCACACGGGTTGCGTGGAAATCTGCGGAATCCTTTGCGCGCCCGAGTCCCTCCGCCTCATCCGCCGCGCCCCGACTGAAGCGGCACGGGCGGGAGAGGCTCGGTTCTACGGGACGCAGCCTGATGTGCTGCCGGAGACGTTGCCGGCGGGTACCGAGTGGTCCGTCAATCGAGCGACCGAAAACACGTACCGGTTCCGACTTCTGTCACCGGCGACGAACCGCGGCGGCTGGATTCGTGGGCACGAAAAGTGGGACATCTCTGGCAAATTCGAGCGAATCGCGCCAGACCGCGAGACGTTGCCGCCGCACGGCTGTCAGGTCGAACTGGCCGACATCGACTGGACCACCGTCCCCCTTCCGCCAGCCACGGCCGGTGGGGAGCAAGTTACGCCAGTGTTCAGGCCGCCGCCGATGAACGAAGGGCCGGCACACAACACGTTCTATCCAGCCGAGAATCCCAAGCTCGACCCCTCCGGCTTCCTCGACCGCGCCTACCTCGACGAGCAGCGCGAGAAGGCCATCCCGTCGCGTGACGCTGCGAGGCTGAAGGCTGCGATGCCGAGCAAGCATCATCAGGCGCTGGCTCAGCTGTCGGCGCCGTTGCCTAGCAAGGCATCACACCCGAAGGCATTCCCCGAAGACGCGTACCTCGACGCGGAGAGTTGTGAGCCGTGAGCGAATTCGACCTAGAACACTGGAAGTCCCGGGCAACCGTGGCGGAGAAAGAGCGCGACTCCGCCCGTAGCGTTCTCGCGGCGCTGCGCCACTACTTTCACAAGCAGGAAGCGCAGCATCCGGTCACCATAGAGCAAGAGCCGTTGCGCAACAGGCTTCGTGAGCACGATCGCGAATGGTGGACGACCGAACACGCGATGAATGCTGTCACCGAGTTCTTTGAGGCGTGCAGCGACGACACGAATCTCGACGCGCCGAGCGAGGGGGCGGGCGGGCGATGAGCAGCTCGCCCTTCGCCCCATGCTGGCACTGCAGCTCAACGAAGCACACGACCAGCAATCACGAAAAATCAATGAGAGCGGTCGGGACAGAACTCCAGCGCATGCGCGACAAGGAGTCCGCGGAATACGGCCCTCGCATGGTGCACAGCATCGCCGTGAGCTGTGCATCGTTCATTGCCGCGCTCTCGACGAGCGCTGAGGTGGCCGCGTACCTGGAGCAGCGCCTAACCCCGCTGGCCCGTGGCGCGTACGAAAACAAGCGGCTACACGACGCGCTCGAATTGATCGTGGCGGACGGCCGGGTCCCGAAAGCCGTCACGCCCCCGAAGAAGCGCGCGGGCGGGAGGCGGAAGTGACACCTGTTTTCGTTCGTGTCGAGCAGTATGCCCGTGGCGCAGACGCTCCGGGTGAGTGGATCGAAACGCGAGTTATGAGCACGTTGGACCGTGGCCCAGCTACGGACTGGCAGGCGCCATACCGCATGACCGTGAACTCGTGGTGTCGCGAACGAATTCTTGAGTACGTCCCCCTCTCGCCCGCCCCGGCGGATGCTCAGCCACTCTTCAAAACTGGTGACTACGTCGAGTCGCTACCGAACGGTAAGCCGCGCGTCGCTGGCATCGTGAAGTGGTGCGGCAAGGGCCCCGGGGCAACCGTCGGCCTGGAGGATGAACGCGATCGTTCCGAGTGGGATTTCGATGTTGACCAGTTGCGGATTGCTCATCGGCAGCCGCCGTCGTTCACGCGCAAGGAGATAGAGGCGGCACTGGGCGCGGCGCTGCGAAAGTCCCGCGACAAAGGAGCCGACTCGCACCAGGAAAACGCCATCGTCGCGTTCGGGCAAGACATGCTCGCCGCCCTCTCGCCAGCCCCGGCGTTCGCAGACCCGGACGTGGAGCGAACGATTGGCTGCAAATGCCACTGGGAAGAGGGCGACTCGCCTTGCCCGGTGCACGGAGAGAATGAAGATGCCGACCCCTGACCAGCCTCGCATCGAAGGCCCGCTCGGTGCGTGCCCGTGTTCCGACAAGGCCGCGTGTCCCGAGTGCAACGGAACCATGCCCGTACCCGAGCGGCTCAAGGCTCGCAACGCGCGCATGACACCAGCCGAGCGCGAGGAGATGCTCATGCGCATCGGCGACCAAACCGGCCTGCGCTGGACCGGTCTCACGTTCGAGGAGAAGCCATCTTGACGACCCCTGACCCGCCGACGCCGACGCACGAGGAGATGCGCAGACTGGTGCAACAATCCGGCATGGTCCATTGGGACGATGATTGCGTGGCCGGCATCCCGCGAATGCTCGCCTACACCTTGGACGCCGAATCCACCGCCGCCGAGCTGCTCAAGGCTCAACAGCGCGAAGCCGAGGTTTGCGCGAACCTGCGCTCGGCATTGGGTGAGCAGCTAGACACGCCGCTGACGGCCTTCAACATGGTGGATGTTCTGCGCGGGGAGTGGGACGCGTCGGTGCGAGAGTTGCGAAAGGCGAGGGAGCGGATTGCTCTGCTCGAGTCAGGTCTGGACGCCTTCATCGACGTGCAATCGACGAGCGGCGTGGAGAACGAACGCGACTTGTGGTTCTTCTTTCGCAAACAGAAAGAGCGCATCGTCGAGCTTGAGAGTGACCTCGGACTAGCCGGGCGGCGCAACGAGGAGATGGAGCGCGACGTGGACTTTTGGCGCGACTCGCTGGAAGCGGCGAAGCGGAACGGGGCCACGCTGTCCGAGCGCATCGCCGAGCTGGAGCGGGAGAACGCGGAGCTGAAGGAATACAAGTGGAAGTACGAGGAGCTTTGCAAATGATGAAATGGATATTCTCACGAATCGTTCGATGGGCTCAGAGCCGGTGCGACCACGCTGGCGAGCACGTCTCGTTCGACATCACAGAGAGCACAGTCGAGACAAGTGAGAAGCACGTGATGTGGTGTCACGTGTGCGGCGCGGTCGCTGTCACATCGAGCGCAACGGCAAACTGGCGTACGGTGAGTACGTGGCCATGACCACCCCGCCGACCGACGAACACCCGATCGCCAACCTGCTACGCGCGCAACGCGAAAAAGCTGAGCGCGAAGCCATAGCGAAAGCCGAGAAAGCAGGCGAGCGGCGGGGGATCGAGAGGGCGATCGAGGCGCTCAAGAAAGAGCACGAGCGCCTGCTGTTTCATGGCGGAAACGGCGCAACTCGTGGCGGCGTCGCTCACGCAGTCTATGTGCTCGAATCCCTCCGCGACGCGCCAGTGGGAGAGCCGAGGTATATCTGCGCGTCATGTGGCGGCGGGTGGGCGGAGGAAACGGTGTGGTGTCCGCACTGCGCAAAGAAGCGAACCGGAGAGCAACCCGCCAAGCCCGCTCCGGCGGGGGAGGAGGCGGCGATCACGTGCAACTACTGCCGCGGACCCGTCACCGGCGACGCGCCGCACTTCGTCTGGACAGACGTTCGCCACTGCTCGCCGCGTTGTGAGTACGCGCTGTCCTGCCTGCTCGACGGGTGCGGTGACGCAGAGGTCAAGAAGAACTGGGAAGCCGGCGCAACATCATGGGAGGACTTGGTCAAACTCGGGTTGGGCGACCGTCCCGCTCCGGCGGCGAAGGAGGCGGGGGAGACGATCGCTCGCCTGAACTTGCTCGTCGATGGGCTGCGCCAAAACCTCGAGGAGGCAGAAGAAGAACGCGACCACCTCAGGGCGCGGGTGGCGGAGCTGGAGGCTAGCGCGTCGCGCGCTACTTCCCCCATCCCATCAGATGGTCAAAAGCCGGTCTGAGCAACCCGCCGCCGAACAGTGCGCCCAGCGTCGCCAGGATGATGATCACCATCTGCCACGACGGCTTCGCGTTCAGTAGCGCCAGGACGAACTTGGCGCGCGGCGGCTGACTGGACGACTTGGGCGCGCGGGACAGGGCTTCCCGCTCGATGAGACCCGTGTCCTCCTCAAGGTCGGCGGACTTCAGCTCGGCGCGTACCTTCAGCTTCTCGAGCTCGAGTTGACGATCGCTAGCGGCCATTCCGCCCACGTCTCGGCGGCGTGACCTCGTTCGGGTCTTTCTTCTCGATGCGCGCCCCGAGTCGCTGGAAGCCCTCGTGCATGTCGTCACGCATCAGGGTGATCATGTTGAGCACGAATTCGAGTCGGTGCTCCAGGTCGGCCATACCATGATGCAGCTGGAGGAAACGGTTCACGTCGTTCTCCTCGTGGGCTTTGGCTCGATCGTCGTGCGCCTTGGCCCGCTTCTCGAGGTCTGCCAAGTCCGTGTCGAACGGCATCAGCGCGGCACGCACGGCGCGGAGCATGCGGGCTTCGGCGGCTCTGGCGTCTACGTGTGCCAAATCAAGATCATTCGGCCACTAACCCGGTCGGGTTGTCAAGTCATCCCGCAGTGACGCGAGATACCGCCGCCCGGCCCAGTACATCGACGCGCGGCAACTGGCGCACTGCTTTCGGCCGGACAGTGGTGGACGGCCGCAGATGCAAAGCCCGCGCGCTCTGTTCCGTTCGCGACGGTCCCTGGCGATGTCGCGCGGAGACTTCACCGCCCCGGAGCTCCCCCGAGCGACCGGACGCCGTTGCCCTCGCCCGGGCCGCTCCAAGCGTCCAGCGGCGGACCGCTGTCACCGCTCGTGATGACTGGAGGTGGCGGGGTGAACGCGTCGCAGACGGCGTCCAGCTCGGGCTGCTCGGCACACCTCACGTCTTCTCGGCATCGGGCACACGCGACGCGCAGCGCAATCAGCTCCAGTCGCACCCGCTCGTCGGCCGGTAGCTGTGACGCCCCAGAGCAGGCGCCGCCGGCCGCCCCGCCAACCATCGCCGCGATCACTCCGCCGAGCGCCAACCGTGAGAATCGAGTCATCCCGCCACGGTACACCAAAACGCTACGCCCATCCAGGTTTGAAGCGTGACCGGCGCCGACCGCGGGAAGTAGCGCCGCCGCCCCCGCCGGCAACGTCAGAGGAGACGGACGCGTTGCCCACCAGGCCGGGCTGGGTCGCGTTGATTGCCAGTGTGATGGGCGCTGCCGAGGAGACCGAGCCGGCGCCAACCAGGGCGTCCTGGGTGGCCGCGACACTCATCCCCAGCGCTTCGGACATCGTTGCGGCGCCGGTCAGGCCGGCTTGGGTGGCCGCCACCGTAGCCGTCACCGGCTCGAAAGCAGTGTTCACCGAAGCCGCCACGACGAGTCCAGGCTGAACGCCAGCAACGGTCGCTGGAATCGTTTCGGTCATGGTTGCCGCCGCCGTCAGGCCGTCCTGCGTCGCTGCGACGGTGGCCGGAAGCGTTTCCACCATGGCGGCCTCCCCGGTCAGACCCGGCTGCACCCCAGCGACCGTCATGGTCGTTCCGAGAAGTGAGATATCCACGCTGGCCGCTGCCGTCAGGCCGTCCTGCTCACCAGCAACGGTCGAGGTGATCGGCCCGGCGACGCTGACGGTGGCAGCACCGGTCAGCCCGTCCTGCGTGGCTGCAACGGTCGATGGGATCGCCTCGGAGACGGATGCTGCGCCGACGAGCGACGGGAGTACACCGTCCGCCGCCAGGGTGATCGGGTTGGCGATCGTGACGGTTGCTGCGCCTGTCAGGCCGGGCTGCACACCCGCGACCGTAGAGGGAATCGTCTCCGTGACGGTGGCCGCGCCCGTCAGGCCGCTCTGGCTTCCGGCGACGGTCGCGGTGATCGGGTTGGCTACCGTCATCGTCGCCGCACCCGTCAGCCCGTCCTGAGTCGCTGCGACCGTGAGCGGGTTCGCCGCGACAGTCGAGCTGACGAGGATGCCCTGCCCGAGCAGCACAGGGACGACGCCGAACGGCTCGCCCAAGACGCGCGGTCCACGCACCGGCTTCGGATCGAACGTGGCCGCAATCGCCGAACGGATGATCTTGAGCGAAAGGACGCCGCACAGCCACTCGGACGAGCTGCCGATCGTGGCCGTCGCTGCGCCGGTGAACGTGCCGGTAATAATGCGATACCAGACGGTTCCGTCTGCGAGCGGCGTCATCGGCTCGGTCGCGGCGACGCCGTTGATTTGTTCAGAACTCGTTGTGGTGCCAGTGTACTCGCCGAAGCTGCCCACCGAGACCGTGTCACCCGTCGTAGTTACGTTACCGGATGAGATCGAGGTGCCGCTTACCGCCTCGCCGATCTTCGCGACATCGAAAGCAAACGTCTCGCCCGCGGCTGGGCGAAACTGGATCATCAGAAACTTGACGAAGCTCGCCGCCGTGTTCAGCGTTAGCCGCATCGTGCATGAAGCATCCGTGCTCGCGTTCAGCAGATAGCCGAAATGCCCAACGAGGTCGGTATTCGAGTGGACGAGCTTGGTTTGCCCGCTCACCGCTGGGAACGTGAACGCGTTCGCCGGGCTGCCCGTCGATTTCTGGAACGAGGTGACCGTGCGGTCGCCGCCCTCGTTCTTGATCCAAACGACGCCCGCGTCACCCGCAAGCCAGCTTACCGTCCCCGTCGCATCGAGCGGATTTACATCGGTTGCGGCCTGGACGCCCGCTTGGAACGTTGCCACGCTAGCGCCCCGCCAGCGCCGCTGTTCTGCCGGCGGCGATGTCCGCTAGCAGCCAATCCGCAACGCGGTTGCACACGCCAGGCGTTGCCTTGAGTAGCGCTACGTCTGCTTGGTCCGGAGGCTCCGCCCTATTCGCGGCTGCCACGAGCCGCCCATAGACCTGCTGGTCGAGCTCAACCTTCGCGCGCAGCGATTTGTACCGCTGGCGGTCAGCGTCCGATAGGAGCCGGCTTACGCTACCCTCGACGTTCGCATCGAGAAACGCGCGCTCTGGTCCGGTCAGCTGCGCCATGTGACATTAGCCGCTCAGCTGCTCGACTGTGTACTGATAGACCTGGATGCCGTTGCCGGAGTTCGAGATCGAGAAGCCGGTCCAGAAGTCCAGGATGTTGGCGATCGTGGAGTCGAAGCCGGTTCCGACCGCTGGCGCCGTAGCGGGCGCGGAGAATGCGCCCTCGGTGTTGACGGCGTCCGTTTGCGCGGCCGTCTTGGTGAACATTAGGCCGTGGAGTTCAGCCATGCCTAGGAGCTTGGCTGTGGTGCTCGTGCCGATGGTGTCCACACGAACGTCCAGGTCGAGGAAGAACGGGAGCAACGTGTGCGCCGTCGCGTTCAGCTGGATCGCCCCGCTCGTCCACGCGACAATCGTTCCCATCATGAGCTGAAACGTGACGGTCCCAGGCGTGGTGACGATGTTCGAGAGTCCGCCCTTGACGCGTACACGGAACGACGCTCCCACGGTGAGGTAGTTTGGCGGGAGCGTAACGAGTTCCGTCTGATTGATGACGGTTTTCGCCGTGGTGTACGTGTTGAACAGCGTGCCCGCCGCCGTCTGACGCGCCAGGCAGAGGACGGGAAACGGAATCACGTGCCCACCGGGTTGGTGATGGTGAAAGACGAGCAGGACACGACCGCGGCGGTCACGACGGACGTGGTGTTGACGATCACTTCCGTCCCGCTAGTCCCCAAAGAGAAGTCGCCGATCGGCGTGGTTCCGTCCGATTCCCAGAGTCGCGCGAAGGTGGCTGTTCCCGTTGCGTCCGCCGACGCATCCGAGGTGATCGCGTTGGCCGTCAGCACACCGGACGACGCGGAGCCGAATGACGTGGCGTTCATTGTCAGTGTCGCCAGGAGCGTGTTGCCGCTCAACGCCGTGTCCGCATCGGTCGGCCGCGTGCCGGTGTAGATCCTGAGGAGCCCGCTGTTCGCGTTGTTGATGAACGTGTCCAGCATCTCGTTGCGTCGTGCAACCGCGGTTCTCATTTGCCTGCTCCTTCCGACCCTGCCGCCTCGGTGATCACGATGGTGTACGTCTTGCCGTGCTTGAATCGGAACTCGGGCGCGTCGTTCGCGATGCCGATGAGCCGCTCGAGTTCGAGAGTCATCGCCTTCTTTTCCTTCGAGGCCGCGACGGCGCTGTCACCGTCGAGCAGCTCCGGGCGGACTTTCTTGGCCGCGAGCTTCACCGCGTTCGCCTTCGTCATGGCGTCGCGCCGCTCGTCTGATGTGACGAACAGTCGCATCGTCGCGGTGGGCGGAGGCGGGTGCGCCACGGGGTTCCCGTAGCCATCGACCGCCGGGAGAGGGGCGGGTGGCGACATCGCCAAGTAGACGTTTTGCCCGTTCTCGCTCGCGCGGACTTCGATGCACTGGACCTGTAGGCCGAGTTTCTTTGCGTCGGATTTCATCGCCATCTCCAATTTCATCAGGCCAGCAGCCGCATGTAGACGATCGTGCTCGTCGCGTCGGACTCGCGCACGAAGTAGACTTGCTGACCGGCGGGAGCGTCCGGCACGCGCGCGCGCGTCTCGATGCTGAGCGAGTTCGGTAGCGGCACGCCGACCTTGCCCGCTGCGCCTGCCGCAGTGGCCGACACCGCTCGGTCCACCTCGGCAGTCGAGTTGAGTGAGAACGCGAAGTAGCAGACGCCGCCCGTGCAGATGAGGCCGACCTCGCGGCCCGCCCAGTGCGCCGGAATCACGTTGGCCGAGTGCGTCGTTTCCGTCGCTGCTACGCCGCCGGTGAACTTCAGCACGCCGAAGTCGTTAGCGACCGCTGCGGTCGTTGTGCCCAGGCCATCGCGGCCGTCGAATGGCGTTCCGCTCGCCAGGGATTTTGCTGTGTTGGGTCCGCTCATGCTGCCTCACTCGATTGGATAGCGTTTCCGCTCGGCGTCCCGAGGGTGCCAGCGGTGTCTAGGTTGCCCGGCGCCCCTCGTGCCCCACCAGAGGAGGGAACGGGCTCGGAGGGCATCGGAGGAACGACGCCGGGCATCATCGACGGGTCACTCGGGAACTCGAATACGGTTCCGAGCATCACGCGCCGCTGGTACGGGATCAGCTCGCTAGCTTCCGCGCATGATAGCGCGACCTTGAGCCGGAAGTCTCCCCAAAGCTCGGGGCGCCGCTTTTTCAGCGCGTCGATCGCCGCCCAATCCACTTTCCCAGCCGAGAGCGACTTCATCACCGTGGCAGGATTGCGCAGCGCCTGAGCAGCCGAGACGAGTTCGCGCTGCTTCGCCTTCGGCACCTTCGGCACGTCACGTTGCGGCTGAATCATCGCGCTCTGGCTGGTGATCGGTGGGGGGATGAGGCTCCGCAAATACTGGTAGTCGCCAACGATGCGCTTCCCCATGGCCTGGGCGACTTCTGGCTGTTCAAGCGCGGCCGGCCCGATCGCGGCTTGCACCTTGGCGACCATGTAGGACGGATCCTCGAATGCCTGTTGGATGTCCTGCCGCACCGACTCGAAGTGATCGGCCTGGTCGCCAGACAGCTCCCGGACCGTCTCACCCCGGACGGCTGCGACGGGAAGGCCGGCGAGGCTTCGGGCTGAGTCGGTGGATGCGCGCTCGAGGCCGGCAACACGGTCGGCGATCCACCCGAGCGCACGGCTCCCACGCTCAGCGATAAGCTTGTGGGCCGTGCCCGTCACGAGGCCGGTAACGAGCGCTTGCGGCGAGGCGTTCCCCATCACGAGCGACGCGAGCGCGCTCCCGATGCCGGTCAGCTCGGCGCCGCTCGCCTTCGGTCCCTCTTTCTTCAGCGTGCTTCGGATGGCCGTGAAGTCGGACAGGTCGCGCCGGCTCTTCTGCCAAGCGGCCGCCACGTCGTCGCCAGCCGTCAGCGCGGCATCGTCCAGCCGCTTCGCCACCGACTCAGCCAGGCCTGACACCGCCTCGGCCGCCGCGCTCTTCTTCTGGTCACTCCACCCGCCGGACAGCTTCTCGAGGCGTTGCGCCAGGGTGTGCGCCTCGCCGAAGGTCGGATCCGAAATCTCCCCCATCGGGAGTTCGAGGCGCTTCCGCAGCGGGTTCAGCTCGCGCCGGAGCCGCCCGGCCAGGCGCTGATCGCTCTGCAACCCGGACGACTCAAGCTTGGCCGCCTGCTCCTCCAGGTCGTCGAAAATGCCCTGCCCGCTCGGACGGATCCCCGCGTCGTCCAGCGACTTGACGACGCCTTTCGTTGCGGCCGCCGCGTCCTGCATCTCGGCTGCAACGGCTTGGGCGATGGCTTTCGGCTCGCTTGCCCCCCTATTCCGTAGGCGCTCCGCGATTTCCCCCAGCCGCTCCGGCTCTTTCCCGCCGCGCGTCACCTGCGAGATGGTCTTCGCGTCGTCGGTCGCAGCGGAGACGAGTCGCCGATCGGCGAAGTCCCGAGCGGCTTGCTTCAGCGTCTTCCCCTCACCCACCATCGCGTCAAGGAGCTTCCGCCCGCCGCGCTGCGCAACGACGGAGCCGGCGCCAAGCGCCGCCCCACCTACGAGCCCGTACAGGGCGCCCGTTCCGAGGCCGTGCAGCGCCCGCTCAGCCGTCCAGTCGGTGCCGTCCAGCGAGGACTCGGCCAGGCTGGACCCGAGTCCGTACGCCGCGCCTTCGGCTGCCCCGGCAGTGCCCAGGGCGATGGCGCGCTGCGTCGCGGCGGAGAGCAGCCCTGACTCAGCCCCGCCGATGCCGATGCGCGCCAGCCCGCCGCCGACCGCCCGCTCGACGGCTTGCCCGCCGCGCGCGACAAGCCCAGCCGGCGTGAACTGACCGCCGGGAATGAACGCCGGGGCGATTGCGCCGACCACCTGGCCGGCCGCCCTGGCCGTTGGGTTGAATTCGGCGCGCTCCTGAGCTGCCTGGCGGTACTCCTCGCCGCCGAGCGCCGTGGCGGCCGCGGTGCCGAGACCGAGCGTCGCGGTTTCGAGCGCGCCCTCTCCGGCCGTCAACGCCTGCTGCCCGAGCGTCTCTCGCTCGCGTGACGCCGCCCGGTGCTCGAATTCCTCCGGCGCCTCGTAGCGGGCTCCGTTCGCGAGCTCGGTTGCGGCCTCATCCACCGGCACGGAGAACGCCGCCCCCGTCTGCGCGTCGCGCATGAACACCCGGCCATCTTTGACGACGCCTTTGGCCACTACTCGGCCCTCCGGTTCGTACTGCTAGACGACGGCTGGCGCGCACGCTGGCGCTCCTCGTACGTCTCGACGACTTCGGGGCGGAACCCTGCTTTCACGCCGGCATCGCGCCGCGCGATGGTCCGGTCGAGCTCCTGGTTGTAGCGAAGCAGTCCCTGCTTGGAGCGCAGCTCGTTCAGGCCGCGTTGCAGCCGTTCCATTTCCGTCGGCGAGATGGCAGCGCCAGACAGCTTGTGAAGCAGCGCGGCTTTCGCCCGTTCGAGCTTCGCCGTAGCCGAGCGCTCTGCCTCGGTATCGAAGCTCCGCTCGGCAGTCCCGGCCCCGGCTGCCCAATCGACGAGGCCGCGTGCCGCACGGGATGCAACGTTGCGCGACTCGGCGGTGGGCAACTCACCCTCGGGCAGCGCCGCAATCAGGTCTCGCACCGCGCCGGCCTGTCCCTCCGCCTCGCCGATGCCGGCCGCCTCCCGCGCCTTCGCCAGCGCCTGAACGTCCTTTTCGTCTGGCTTCGGCCCTCCACCGATCACACGGTCCGGCGTGAGCTGCCACGACTCGCGCACGTGATCCGAAAGCTTCTGCTGACGGTCGAGCTGCCCGGCGATCCGCTCCTGGTCCCACTGGGAGAACTGCATCTTGAGTTGATCGGCCGTGTCCACCCGCCCCGCGTCGAGTGCGCGCTTCTCAGCCCACCGCTGCATGAGCAGACGCTTTCGATCGCGCAGCTCCGACTCAGCCGCCGCTGGCGTGCCATAGATTTGCACGAGGCGCGCGAAGTCGCTTTCCTTGCCCGCGAGCCCTTCCCGGCGACGATCATACTCCGCGCGCTTCTCCGCCGCGCTCCGGTCGGCGATGTCGTTCAGCGCCTCGAGCGCCGGGTTCTTCCCGCCCTTGAGGCCTTGCACGAGCCCGCCCGCTAGCACGGAAAAGGCCGCGAGCGCCTTCCCCCAGTCGTTGCCGTTGAACAGCTTGTCCGGCTTCGTGTTCAGATTGTTGATCGCGTTCCGCTCGTCGTCGATCGCCTTCGCCCGTGCGGCGTAGTCCTTCGCCATGGCGTCGGCGCGACGCTGCGCCTCGATTTGGTCGGCCGCTTCGATGTTGTTGCGGTACTCCATTTCGGCCGACTCGACGCCAGCTCGCACGTCGTTCTGCGCCGCTAGGTCGGTTGCCGCTTGCTTCCGCTGCTCGAGTGCCGACGCCTCGCCTTGCTCGAAGCGCGCCCAGTCCTCGGGATTGACTCCGGACTTATCCACCGTGAACGCCGCGCGCACGTCGCCACCCTTGATGATGCGTGCGGGCGAGTAGGACGCCTGACGCGTCGGCCCACCGCCGCCACGCTCGGGCGCGTCGGGCAAGTCGTCGCGCACGTCGCCTCCGCCGCGGATCTGCTTCTTGGCGGCGTTCGGGTCGCGCTCTACGCGGGCTTGCGCGCCGGCTCCAGCTTTCGCGTTCGCGCGGTCGAAGAGGTCGCGCGAGGCTTGCGCCGTGGCCGCGTCCGTCGGCGGGGGCTGGCGCTGGGGAGGCGGAGCCTCCGGGGTCGGCGCCCACGCTCGGAACGCACGTTCCTCCGTCGGCGTCCGCCCCTGGATCCCCGGCATCGGGGTGTAGGCGTCGGTCGCCATGTTCGGGCGCGGCGGCGGAGTCACGCCGGCCGTGGCGTTCGGGTCGAGCCCCGGCTTCGGCGCGTACCCCATCCCGCGCAGCCGCTCCTCGTCGAACGCGGTACGGAGCGGCGGCAGGCCGTCCGCGCGTTGCACGACGAAGCCGCCTTCCGGATGGGGTTGGTAGGTGCCGATCATCGCATCCCAGAAGCGTAGCTCAGCTTCTCGTCCGGCATGCCGAGCGCGTCGAGGTGAGCCTTCAGCGCGTCGATTTCGGCACGGTCCTGCTCGCGCGCGCGTGTGAGGTTCCCGATTTGGCTCGCGTTCGTCATGGTGAGGCGGGCCGGGTCAACCCGCTTCATGCCGTCCGGGCCGGGCCGCACGACGCCGGGGATCCCCTCGAGTTCCTGAGCCATCGGCCCCGACTGCCGCCCCGGCGCTGCACCGGGCGCACCGGGATTCTTGTACTCGTACGTGTTCGCGGTCGGTTGCTGGTAGGCCGACTCGAGCACCCCGGCCGTCGCGGGTTCGCCGCCGAGAACCGCCTGGTACTGCGCGTTCACGTCCTCGAGTTCCTTGATGCGCTGCTTCGAGCGCTCGTCGGAGAGCATCGAGAGTCCACCACGGGGCATGGGCATCCGCTGCACACCGGCGCCCGGAGACATCTTCACCGCAGGCACGATGCCTTCGCCGCGCGGGCCGCTGCCAGCTTGCGGACCGATGCCGAACTGCCCGGCGACGCGCGACGTGTCAGCCCGGCTCCGCTCGACGTTGGCGCGATGCGCGTCCGCCGCGTTCCGCATGTAGTTTTGCGTGCTCGCCGCGTTGCCAGCCCCCATCGACGCCGCTGCACCTCCGCCACCGCTTCCCATGGCGCCCGGACCTGCCTGGAACGCAGGTGAGCCGAGCTGGTTGTTTCCGCCCGTGCCTCCCGTCGGGGCTGGCCCGCTCATCGGCATCGACATCGGCATTTCGGACAGCTTCGGGCCGGCACCCATGCCCATCGGCTTCATGCCACCCGGCTTCATTCCGCCCATCGGCATTCGACTCATCATAGCGGCGCTCCCGGGAATCCGTCAGCCAGCGCGGCGTAGTGCTCGTCCAAAGAGATCTCCCTGATGCGCTTCTTTGCGCGACGGTCGGACATCATGGCGAGAGCTGGCGCAGCGGAGGAGAGCAGCCCTCCCACCGCGCCGAGTCCCGCCTGCCCCGCGCTCTGGTTCAGCTCGCGCGTCTTGTCGTGCTCGCCCGTGTCGATGCCGTAGATGTCTGTGAGGTCGGATTCGTAGCCCATCGTTCCGGCTTGCTGCGCCTGGGCGCCCTGCAACCCGAGGCCCTGTGCAGCGAGTTGGCGATCGATTCCCGATGCGGTCGCGTCGAACCCCTGTCCCTGCGACGTGAGGCCGGCGCCGTACAGATCCATCATGGCCTGATCGTTCTGCGCCATCTGCCGCTGACGCAGCTCCGCGTTTTGCATGCCGAGGTTCGCGTTGAACTGACCTTGGCCCGAGTAGAGATTCGCTGCCGCCAAGTCCGCGCCGCGCCCAGCCTCCAGTTGCTGACCGGAGAGGCCCAAGGCTTGAAGCCGCGCGTTCTGATACTGCGCGTTCTCACCCTGACGGATATTGCCGGCACCTTGGAGCGCGCCGAGGCGTTGCTGGTTGAACGCCTGTTGCTCCTGAGCGCTGAGGATCCCTGCGTTGTTGGCGTTGGATGCCATGATGTTTGCGGCGTTGCCCTGGGCCGCTTGCATCGCGTTCGCCGATTCGCCGAAGCCGCTCCCGCTGCGCGCCATTGCGATCTGAGAGTTCAGCGCTTCGTTCGTCCCGCGCTGAAGCGTCGCCTGTCCCGCCGACGGACCTGGGCCTGCCGCCGCGTACGCCTCGAGTCCGGTTGCGGCGCTCGGGCCTTGCGGTCCGCCTGCGACGCTTTGGAGTTGCCGCGCCAAGTCGTACTGACTCGCGCCGCCCGCCTGATTCGATTGGAGCGCGTTGTACATCGCCGGATCGTAGGTCGCCGCGTTCGGGCCTTGCGCACCGGCGCGTCCCTGCATGCCTGCCGCCAGCTGATTGAACTGCTGGCCCTGATGGACGGCGTTGCCTCCCATGTTGGAAAGCGTCTGCCCCTGCCCGGTGATCTGGTTCGCCTGGCCCTGAAGCTGATTCAGGTAGTCTGGCGATCCGCCGAGGAGATAGTTGTTGTAGTCCGGGCCGGTGCCGGCGCGCGGCTGGCCACGCTTCGCCGCCGGGTTGTCCGGATGCGTGATGCCGATGGCTCCGCCGAAGCCAGCGCCCGGCTCGTCGTCGAAAGGATTCCACCAGTCGCCCATGGCTTACCTCGTGATTCTATCAGGCCGCTAGGCCGACCTCAAGGTGGGAGCGAGCGCCCGCAGCCCGTCCATTGCTTTTCCCTCGAGCGCGCAGCCGTGCCACGCGACGCCATCGCCGGCCACGTTTGCCCGGTCCGAAAAGCGAAACCGAATCGACGAAAGCTCCCGCCCGCCGCGGTCCGCACGAACCGACCACTCGACCGCGTGGAGCTGGCCGATCGTGAGGGGCAGTCCGTCGGAGGTCGAGTCCGGGATGATCAGCTCGCGTGCCGTGTCGAATGGCCCGCCGTCGATGCTCGTCGCGCAGTAGAGCCGAACGCCAAGCTGCTTCACCGTGAAGAGCAGCTGAACCTTGCTGACCGTGCCGTGACCGAGCGGGCCGAACGGGTAGATATGCCCGGTCGTGATCGTCGTCTCGAGATTCGTCCCGGTCGCTTGCGTCGTCGCGTCTGAAACGATTTGCGTCCCTGCCGAGTTGTCCGAAACGAGCTGCGCGCCGAACGTGCCGAGCACCGAGCACTCGCGCCCGTCAAACCCAACCCAGCGCTGGTACTCCGGGTCAAGGTAAGCGACCTTCCGCACGGCGAAGATGTCCTCGTAGGCGAACGCAGCGAGCAGCTGGGGCAGGCGGTCCGCGGAGGGCGCAACCGTGACGAGCGCGGCGGAGCTCACGTGCGCAATCTCGCTCATCATGCCGGCGCCCATGTAGATGGGTTCCCCGCCGCCGCGTGGCATCAGGTAGAGGCCGCGCTGACCTTCGTAGAGCAGCCCCTGAGGACAGCGCAGCAGGCTCGACGGGTTGACACACCCGACGCGACTCACGACGACCGGGGCAGAGAGCGCGGGAGAGCCCTGGTTGTTTGGCCCGCTCGACGGCATCAGGGCGACGCCGCCGGGACCGAGCAGGACGATGCTACCGTCGATCTCCTCGCCGCACGTCACGTCAATCGGCGCGAACGTGCGGAACGCCGGGTGACGCGTCCAGGTGAGCGGCTCGTTCGGGACCATGAGTTTCGAGCATTCGACGATCCGCGGATCGAAAAGCCCGAACGCCCACCCGCGACCGGCTGCAACCGTACCGTGCCGGTGCGCGGGGGCCGGGGCGTTCGGGATCACGTTGCCGAGCGTGTAGAGCAACTCTTTCGTTGTCGCCGGCTCGGTCGTCTGGACGTACGTGAATGTAGTGGTGTTGGACACTCCAGGCGGAGCCCCGTCGTCCGGCGTGACGCGGTAGAAGATGCTGCCGTTCGCGGCAGTCATGTAGACGTGCGCCGCCGTCGCGTGCGTGAGGGAAGATATTTCACCCTCCGTGCGCGGGTGCACGAGGATAGAAATCGTCACCTGCAAGTTGCCGCCTGAAGGTGTCGCCGTTAGCAGCGACGAAGGCGCCGAGCGGATGCGACGAATGTCCGTGTCGATGCGCTCGAACACGACGAACGCTTGATACAGCGCGCCGCTCGTCAGCCCCGCGCCAGCTGTCGCCGCCATCGAGCACTGGGGGCGCCGCATAAAGCCGTCCTCCACCCCAGTCGGATTCGTGACGGTGTAGGAGGAGACTCCAGCCCGGTCGCTCGGGAGCACGAGCCCGCTGCCGCCGAAGCAGTACCCGGCGCCCGCTGCATCCGAAGCGCGAAAACCAGAAGCCGCCTCGTACTCGTAGAACACAAGCGCGGGTGCAGTCTCGGTGACGCCAGGGACGAACGCTCCGCCGCCGCTGAACGGCCCTTGACGCAGACCGGTGCGCACGACCACGCTTCCGAGGAAGAAAAGCGAGTCGCCCACAGTGAGCACTTCCGTCGGCTCAACGAAGCCATTTGGCGGACGTGAATCAGGCAGCAACTCAGGCTGCATCACGATCGAGCTGCCCATCTGCAACGTCGCGAGCGCATAGACGTTCGCGGTAGGATCGACGCTGTTGTCCACTCGCACCCACATGCGGATCTCCGTGGTGGTCGCAGCGAACGGGTGCGACACCATCTTGACCATGCGCAGAGCAGTGCTCGACGATGAGTAGCTTCCGGCTGATGTGACGACAGCCGCCGCGACGGAGTGTTCCGATCCGGTACCGTACGTACCACACACGATGAAAACGGAATTGTTGCCGCGGTCGATGATGCCGAACTCGGCCACGTCCGATCCGGATAGAACCGTACCGTCCGCAATCTCCGCAGACATATCCGGCTCGAATAGCACCCAAAAGCAATCCCCGCCGATCGTCGCCGTGTCGTCGGCATAGACCATGTAGACGCCGTCAGCCGTACTGAGCGACTGAATTCGCGTGACGACCTGATTCGCGCAAGGTGTGTTGCCGCTATCCGCCTGAGTCAGTGACGCGTCGATGCCACGCAGCTGCCAGCCGACGGAGCCGACGGAGTCGCGACGCCAATAGAACCATTGCGTCGCGCTATGCACAGCAACGCGAAATGCGTCCGAGGTAGTCACGATCCCAGACTCGAGCGACACTTCAGAGCCGAGCGTGTTGGTGACCGGGTCGTAGCGTCGCGCGAATATTTCGGAGTCGTCCGACTTCTTGTAAGCCCAAATAAAATAGGATCCGACCGCAATCAGCTGCGCGAAGTAGCGACTTCCGGCGACGCGCGTCGCAACACACTCGCCGGTTGGGCGCATGACGCGCAGAAACGAGTTGTACGTACTTCCGTCCGTCGATGCCCACGTTAGAGCGAGGTACCCGCCCGTCGTCGCGCAGGCTGCTCGAGCCGCGCTGGCGAGCGTTGTGCGCGTGTCGTCGAACTGCGCCCACCGCTCCCGGACCGGGAAGTAGCGCGGCGTGCGGCCGACCTCTTGCCACGCATCCCCGCTTGACTGGCCCCGAGCGTAGACCCTTCCATTTGCGGCGAGCCATTCACGCGTGCCGAATTCAGCGAAGCCCTCGATGGGCGCGGCGATGGCAGCCGAAGTTGTGGTGACGGAAACGTCGCCCGTCGTCGTGCCACGCGCCTTGACGATCGCTCCCTCACGCGGCAGCCGACCGTTTTCGATGCTCGTGAGCGCACCCTGCGGCAGCATCGCCGGGTCCATTTCCCCGTGCATGCCGGCCGTGAAAGGGATCTGGATCTTGCTCACGGGCGCACCGTATTCATCGCGGCGTGCGTCATCGCCACCAGTCCAACCCGTCGAACTGGTAGACGACTCGCCCCACGCTGGTGAAGTTCTCGCTCGACGCGTTTTGGATCTTGGCCCCCGTGTCGCTCTTCGCCGTGAGCGTCCCGGCGCGAAGGATGAACGTCACTAGGGCGCCGGCTGACTCGGGATTTAGCTGGGGGAACGTCACGACGCAATTCGCGACGAGGACAATCATGTCCCACGGCGCCGCCTGGTAAGACGACGCTCGCGGGTACACGGCGCCCGGTGCGGGCTGGAAGAACTTCCCGGCAAGGCGAAACTCCTCTCGGATCGCCCGGTGCTCGCGCTGCAAGTCCTCGACTAGCTGCGCGGGTGAGGTGACGCGGAATTGGGCTTGCTCGGGGAGCATGCTACTTCCGCCGCGCGTCGATCGACACGTTGTAGGCAAGCGTTCCCGCCGTCGTGATGCCGCTCGTTGCGTACGTGATGTTCGCGGCGCCCTGGACCTTCACGAGGAATCTACCACTCGCGCGGCCCGTGCCTGTGATGTTGATCCCGGTGGTCGCTTGCGAGGTCGCGCCGACCGCATCCGTGTAGCCGATGGTGAGCACGAGCGTTCCGGTCGTTCCGACCGTCGTCACCTCGACGTAGCAATCGACCTCGTAAAGACCCGCGCTTGGGTTGCCCGTGTAGAGGCTCGTGGCGCCGATGTTGGCAGTCTGCCCGGTGAGCCGCACGACCGGGTCATACCCGGGATTGTCGCGAATGACCTTGTTCTTGGCTGTGCTCCCGTCAACGATTCCCTGCGTGCTGTTGCCCTGCACATCGTTGCCGGTGACGACGAAGTAATCGGTATCGGCAGCGAGGATCGCAATCCCGTAGGAGCACCCTTCGAGGCGCGAATTCGTGAGCGACCAGTGCTTGGGGCCCACGCCGGCAACGTCGCCCGTGCAGAAGCCGAACGTGCCTGCCCACGTGCCGATATTGAGGTTCGAGAAGTGGCAGTTCACGGGACCCGGCTGCAACAGGATCGCCTTACCGGCGCCGCCGAAGAGCCGTCCGCCGATGACGTGCATGTCGCCAGAGTAGCCGGCGCCGACGGTGATGCCCTCGCCGGTGAACACGCTCGAGATCCAGACGTTCGTCGCTCGGAACCCGCTGCCACCCTCGAGTGAGACCGCGTCCTTCCACTGGTGGTCGAACTCCAAGTGGTTGAAGAAGAACCAGTTGCCGCCGGTCTGCCGGAACGCGCGGTAGCCGTTCAGGACAGCGCAGGTCTGGACGGTGAAGCCACCGACGCTCGATCCGCACTTGATCCAGTCGATCGTGCGGCCGATGAAGCGGACGGTCGCAGTGCCGTCGGTGACGTTCGTGGTGGTGGCATTCGCGACGGTCGTCCCGGGGACTGTCGTCGGGCCGCCGCCACTCGAGCTCGTACCCGCTCCGGTGACTTGGAAAATGATGCCGTTGTTCGTGTACGTGTCGCCGACGACGTACGCGTGGCTCGTCTGCCGTGCCGCGTGCGACTTCCCCTCGGTGGCAGCCTGGTAGGGGTTGTCGGCGATGACGCGCTGGGCGAAGCCGGAAATACCATCGACATCGAGCCCGACCGTTCCGAACATGCCACGGAGCCAGAGCGTGCCCTGCCCGCGAAACTCGAAGCATCCGGTGACGCGCACGCCATCGTACATGTCGGCGATGCGCAGGTTCTCGTAGAACCCGCAGAAGCAGCCGTTGTACTTGATCGCGTAGCCAGCGGTGGCGGGGGCACCAGCCGACTTCTGTCGCAGCATCAGATTGCGGACACCAGAATTCTGCGAGGTGATGGTGATACCATCGCCGGTTGTGCTCGTCTTGCTGAGCACGGTGCCGGTGTCGCCCATGTCGCCCGTGCCCTCGAGGACGACGTTGTTCGATGAGATCGTCAGGGCGGTGTAGCAGTATTCCTTTGCAGCGAACTTGACGACGCCACCGCTGGCTGAGGCCGCCGTGATGGCAGCCGCAATCGCCGCGGTGTCGTCGGTCGTTCCGTTGCCGACGGCGCCGAATAACTCGACCGGGAAAACGTCGGAAGCGAATGCTGCCCACCCATTCGGGCCCTTGCCCATCAGCGACCCGGATACGGCCGCCAAGTCAGCAAGCAAGACCTCCTCATCCGCAAGCGACCCACTCGAGCCGGTATCCTCGACAGCCAGAGTCAGGCGCTCGGCGGCTACGATGTCACCCGCACTCTGAGCGTGGAAGATCCAGCGCCCGTCGGCGTCGAGCGTGACGGTTGCTGTATAGACGCCAGTGCTACCGTGCGTGAGCGTCGGCGTCGTGTCCACACCCACCGGATGCGTGACCGTGAGGACGACCCCTCCGCTCGGATCTGTCAGCACGTCCGAGTCGTTGTAGACGCTCACGGTAATGGTGACGGCCTGCGTCGTGACGTAGCGGACGAGCGCCGGGTCACGGCTGACGACAACGGTTCCCATCAGCCGAACGTCCCCCAGCGTCGCCAAGCGGTGCGCCGCCTCTGCTCGCCGTAGCGCACGTCACGGATACGCGCCGGGTGCGCGGCCGCCCGGTCCTCTGCGATGCGCTCGATGCGCTCGCGCTCGGCGGCGTACAGCTGCATTACGTTCACGTTCGAGTTCTTCCCGATCGTCAGCATGTCCGCCGCGACGCGGTACGCGATCATGCGCTCGCCTCCGTTGACCGTGTCGAATTCGTCGTCATCGGCCACCAAGTCCTCGAAGCGCGGCACGTAGCGGATCTGGAGAGTCGTCTCCGCGGTCGGCGTCGGGAACAGCTCGATGCCGGCTCCGCGGATCCGAAACGTCTTCATCACGTCGCGGCCCCACGGGATGTGACTCGCGAAGTCTGCCCGGTCGTCGATACTCTCGAGCGCCTCGATCGGCTCCAAGTCGGTCGCGCTCCACTGCACGTAGAGGGACAGCAGTTGGTAGAACGTCGCGGGCAGGCTCACGTCCGCCGAGTTCGCCGTGGTTGTGAGCGTGCCCTTCGTCTCGAAGAACTCCTGCCCGCGCGCTTGGACCAGCAGGTCGTACGTCTCGCGCAGCTGCAAGTTCACGAGCTTGTTCACGTCGTCGTCCGAGATGAACGCGTTCTCGCCGCCCGGCCGCTCGTCGGAGTAGAGGCGGGACAGCTCGCGGAAGGTAGAGAGCTTGACGAGCGCCAAGGCGGATTACTCCTCCTCGGACTCGTCTGCCTCGTACATCTCGCACGCCCTGAAAGCATCGGCGAACGCTTCGGCCATCGCCGCATCGTCGCCTGCCTTCAGGGCCTTACGGAACCGCCCCATGGCCCGCACCTTCTGAGACTTCGCGTCGTCAAGCGGCGCGTCGTCCGACTCTTCGTCCTCTCCCGGTTTCGCCAGGAGTTCAAGCATGCCAGCCATGGGGATACCTCACACGTCGTTGGGGGACAGCTCGAACGTGCACGACAGGTGACAGCGGTTGTCCGCGTCGGCCGCCGGGGCGGTCGCAGCGGAAGCGCCGGTCATGAGCTTCACCGCGATGGCAAAGTCCGTCGTGGTGCCCTCGAGCGAGGAGCACGGCCCGAGCTGGGGGACGATGTCCGCCGTGCTTGCGAGCTGCACGGTGGGGCGAATCGACAAGACCTTCTGCACGGGATAATTGAACGTCACCGTATAGATGCTCGTAGCGGAGTAGACCACGCTCGCGATGTCCGAATTCGGGTCGCGGATGTCGGTCGGATCCGATGTCGAGTTGAACAGAAACGAAATGTCCACCTGCCGCGCACGGACACCGTTGCCGATGCGCGGCTTGTGGATCGGAAGGCCCTTCGTGCTCATTGGGATCAGCCCTTTCGCACGACGGCTGTCAGCGCGCGAAGCGGGAAGGCCACGCCGGACGAGCCCTTCGTTTGCTGGTAGTAGACGCCCGCGCCAGCCGGCACGAGCGCGCCAGCCTGCGAAGCCGGGGTGATCGTGAACGTCTGGCCCACGCCGGCCACGTAGTTCGTGTTGAGCGTGTTGATCGTCGCGAAGTTCACCTTGGATCCGCCCGCGCCGTCGTCCGCCGCCAGGTTGATCGTTCCGATGTTCGTCGCGTCACCCGCCACGTTCGCTTCGCAACGCAACGTCGCACGCGAAACGAAAACGGGGTACGGCTTGTCGTTGACGAACCAGAGCGTCTGCGAAACGGCCGAAGCCGCGTTGCCGTCCGCCGCCAAGATAACTTGGTGGTTCGTCTCGAGCATGCGATTGACGAGCTCGTCGCCGCTGATGGTCGCGGAGTCGAGCAGGCCGCTGAGCTTCTTCTTGGATTCGGTGATGTCGGGAAGTGCCATGGTCTGATTCTTTCCTCAGTGAAGGTTGCTCACCACGACACGATCACCCAGGCACCGGGCCCGAGCTTCGCCGCGGAATCGTCCGGCATGAAGTTGGCGTCGCCGCCGAGTCGGCTCTGGTACGCGTCGTCGGTCGGCAGCATGCGCATCGGGCCCACCTTGTCCTCGTTCAGGATCTGCGGGATCTCGCCCTCGGACAGCAGCACATCGTTGCTCGGATCGCCGATCCACGCGTAGCCCTGGGGCACGCGGTTCACGCCGGTCATTGCGCACGAGCCGTCGGGGCCATCGACCACGAGCGCCTTCGCGCCGCCCGTCTTCTTGCCTCCGGGCTCGCGGAACGCCTGGACGCCCATCTCGTTGACCATCTTCGCCCAGTCGCGCTTGTTCATGAAGCACGTCTTGGTATCGACGGTCGCCTGCTCGCCGTACGTCAGCGCCTCGATCACCGTGGCCTCGTACAGGCCCTGTCCGGTGACGCGCCACCCGCTCAGCGGCTCGACAGCCTCGGAGCGGTTCACGCCGAAGAACGAGTCAGACCCGCCCGGCGCCGTGATGGGGTTCCACGCCTGCTTGCCCATCATCGACAGGGCATAGAACCCCTCGATGAACACTGAGTCGCCGGACGTGAGGCCCGTCACCGTGGTGAGCGAGGGGGAAACCGTGACGCGGTTGTTGCCGATGTCCACCGCCGTGACTTGCACGCGGTACGGCACGCCGCCGAGTCCACGCTCTCCCGCCGGAGATGCCGCGGTGCCGTCGTCGCTCGCGAACGTGAGCCACTTGCCGAGCAGGTTGATACCGATGAGCGCTCGCGCGTTCGCGAAGGTGAGGGTTGTGCCGGTGACCGTCGCGTTGATGGTGCCGACGCGGCCGCCCGCTGCCCACGACTGGTTTTCCAGCAACTTCTTGAAGTCGTACATGGCGCTGCGCGCCTGCGACTCGTAGCCGGTCAGGAGGGAATTCGGCTTCCCGCGCGCCTTGCGGAGGAAGCTGCCCTTCATCGTGAACACGGCGTAGATGGTCCGCTCGGTCACGGAGAAGCGGCGCTCTGCGGTCGGCGCCTGGTTCGCGATCGCGACGGCGATGCTGCCGCCGACGCCCGCGGTCTGCCCGATGCGGACCACGACGTAGCGGATCTCGCCGAATCCGGTGGTGACCTTCTTGACGCCGCGAAGGTACGGGTCGTCGCCGAAGGTGAGGTCCGCCATTTCGTTTCCGAACAGGCGGCGGAGGAGATTGACGTTTGCGGTGTTGCTTGCGGCTGTTGCCATTGGGGAGCCTCGGGTAGCGGCCTCTGCCGCTCCTGAGCGCTCAACCCAACATTGGGAACAGCTGCTTCAGTGCGGCCGGGTCACGCTGTAGGTCGGCGAGACGCTCTTCTCGAGTTTCGAGGGTTCGGACTGAACCTGCGGAGCGGTCGGCGACGGACGGTGTGATCGTCGTGCCTCTTCCAACGCCGCGCGTCGGGCTACCCGGCTTCTTGGCTCCGGTACCAATCGCCCCTTGCGGAGCTCGCTCGACTGTGCCGCGACGGCGGGCCAAGCGTCCCTCAAGTATCCGGAGAGCCTCGGACTTGTCAAGTCGCTCACCGGTCCGCTTGTGGTGCTTCACCATGATGCCGTCGGGGCCGGCCACCAATTGGGCGACTTCCTCGGGTGTCCAGTCCTCTTCTTCGAGGCCGGCCGCGATCTCCGGGTACGTCTCCGGGTCGGCCGCCTCCTCCTGGATCTGCTGGTAGACGCGGGCGATCTGCGCCTGCTTGGCTGACTTCTCGCCCTCGGTCTGCTGCGCCTGCTGCTGCTGTAGGTACTGCTCCCACCGCTGTTCTTGCTCGAGCAGCTTCCGCTCGAGGTCCCGCACGCGCGGGCTCTCCTCCGGCTGTGGCTTCCCGTCGCTGAGGATCCCGGCCGTCAGCTCGTCGATCACCTCGTGCCCCGGGCGCCCGCCAGCAAGGCGCGACAGTGCGCCGAGCTTCTCCCGCGCCGTCGTCCCCGGCTCGCGGAAGATCTGCAAGTCGCGCGCGATCGACATCGCCACGCCTTCGACCTGCTTCGAGCGAGCTTCCGTGTTCGCGACGAGCTCGCGCGCCTCGGACATGCGCTTCTTGGAACGCATGTCGTAGCGGTCGAGAACGTGCGTCCGCTTCTCGACGGCCTCGCGCGCGGCCTTCACAATCTCGCGCGCGGCAGCGACACCCTCGGGGGTGGCGAGCGCTTCGTCCGAGAACGCAGCCTCCTCCGCTTCCTCGTTGTCGGGAAGCTTCGGCTTCTCGATGTCCGGCTTCGTGTCCTCGTCGCCGTCCGCCGGAGTCTCCTCCGTGTCGTTCTCCGCGTCGCTTTCGTTCTCGGGCCCAGCCGCCTGCTTGAGCGTCTGCTTTGCCGGCTTCGCTTGCTTGCCAGACTTCGCCGGCTTCGCCTTCGGTTGCGGCGGAATCGGATCGGCCGAGTCGCTGTCATCGGGCGACGCGTCGCGGAACTGATCCAAGTCAGGCGACGCGAGAACGTCGGCGATGGTCTCCGGCGCGGCGGCGGGTGTTTCGACTGCGACTGCTGCTGTGCTTCCCATTCGTGTTTCCCTTTACGCTGCTGGTGGCATGGCTGCGACTGGCGCTGGCGGGACCCCACCCGCGCTCGGTGCTGGACCCGGCGCCCCACCCACCGGCATGACTTGCGGCGGCGGAGCGGTCTGCTTCTGGACCTTGTCGCAGAGCGTCCAGAAGTCGCGGATCCGTTCCACGCGCTTCTCTTCCTCCCCGTCCGCCTCGAGCATGTTGATCCACTTGCGCGTTGTCGCCTTCGCCGCGTCGAGGTTCATGTACGGGTGAGGCATGACCTCTTCGTCCGTCGCGCCCTTCAGCAGCTTGGCCAGGCGCATCTCGATGTTGCGCTCCTCGGCCGAGTCCGCGCTGACCTCGGCGTCGATGTCCGGCGCATCGCCAGCCACGAGCTTGAGCAGCTTGTTCGCCGCGGGCGTCCCGGCCCACGCGCCCATGCTGGTGAGCTTCTCCGCCATCGCGACGCGCCCTTGCGGAAGCTGTGGGAAGAAGTTCGAGGGGAACACCTTGATGTGGAACTTGTCGCGCGAGAGGTTCAGCTTGTGCAGCTCCACCCGCTGCATGCGCTTGTCCTCGCCGTAGACGACGCTCATGTTAGCGCCCTTCATCTTGAGGAAGCGCGCCACGTCGATGATGATCTCGGCGTCCTCGACGTGGGCATGCTCGAACGCTTGGTATGCCGACGTGTGACGGACGATCGTCGTCTCGCTGAGGTGCTCCATTCCGGGAGCGTGGTCTACGCCCTTCGGCTTCTCGCCCGTGAGCGCCATGTCGGTCACGCCGGCCTGAGCCTTGCCCCACGCGATGATCTGCTGCTCGCGGTTCAGCAGCTCGCTCGGGACCGATTGCGGCACGAGGTAATGCACGGCCTGTTGCGGAGGGACGTTGCTCTCGAGGATCGCCGCGGTGTCGTTCGTGAACTTCTGGAGGTTCAGCCGCGCCTGACGCCAGACGATCAGATGCGGCACGGCATGCCGGCGTAGGATCTGCTGGATCTTGTCGCCGATGTCGAGCAGTTCAAGCTGAGCGCCCGCAAGCGTCTCCGGAATCGAGCGCGACCAGACGCCGATCGGGTCCCGGCGCGGCAGGTACCAGCTGATGTTGGTGCGCGGGAACGGCCAGGGCTCGCTGACGAGGATGCCGCTCTTCAGCATCATCACGCGCTTTCCGTCGTGCCCCGGGTCCTCGTCGGTCGGCTCGCCGTTGTCGTCGAGGCCAAAGCTCAGTGGGTTGTCGAGGTCCACAGCTCCGCTCGGCAGGTGCCAGAGCTCGCGCACGGCAACCATGTCCGAGCGGTCACCGCTGATGGTTTCGTCCGCGTCGTAGCTGAGCGGCTCCTCCGCCTCGATGCGGACACGCTCCTCGCTGCCTTCCTCGAACATGCTCGCGAGGATCCCGCGGTCGATGCTCTGGCGGTGGAGCCACTGCCGCGGGTTTCCGAGCCGCCCCTCGCGCTCGGGCACGAACACTTCCCACGGGCGGACGCGTGACGCGACGATGCGCGAGTTCTCCACGTCGGCCGTCCACTTGATGCCGCCGCCCTCGAACAGGTGGCCATCCTGAGCGCGCAGCATGCCGAGCGAGTCCCAGATCCCAGCCTCGCGCATCACGCCCTCCGTGAAGAGCATCGCCTGTTTGGCCTGCTCTTGGAGTTGCGAGTCTCCGGCTTCCGTCAGGATGTACGGGCGGATCTTGTTCCGCACGATCATGCTGGTGAACCAGTCGCAGACCGTTTGGATTAGGTTGAAGTACGGTGGGATCAGCTCCGTCACCGTGCGGGGGTCGCTCGTTCCGCCGGAGAGGGACAGGCGCCCCGTCGGGTTGTAGAGGAACAGCCCGTCATTCGCTCGCGCGCGGCGCTCTGCCCACTGGCGGGAGAACAGATCGTCAGCGAACGCCAGCGCCGTGCTGTGTAGTTCGTCCTCGGTCTCTTGGAGCCACCACGAGTCGGTCACGCTTCACTCGCCACGTGCGGACGCTGAAGGCGCAGCGCCGCCTCGCGCAGAGGATTCGGTTTCTTCTCCTCGGCCTCTTCAGTCGGCAGCCCACCGTCGATCACGCCGAAGCGGACCACGACGAGCTTTCCTTCCGCGTCGAAGCGGGCGAACGCGACTCCGGCATCGCGCAGAGTTCTCAGACGCACCGCCAAGGCCAGCTCGGCGGCATCGTTCGGGGGAGTGTCACTCACGACCCATGAAGTATCACCCGCCCCTGGTCAGATGGTCAAGGGCGCGGACGTTCCGCTGATCATTTGTGAGGACTTTCGGGACGGCCGATAGGCTCCCGGTGGGCGGATCCGGCGCGTAGACGATGCACAGCCCGAGCGGCTGGACGAAGTCGCAGGCCATCGAGTCGCCGCTCGACGGGTACTGAATCACGATGCCGTTCACGGTCGGCACCTTCCGGACGTGTTGCAGGTCGGCGTACTGCTGGCGGTTGGCCGTCAGGTGAAGACGCCCCTCGACGATAGCATCCCGGAGCTTGTCGCACATCTCGATCCGCTCGTCGCTCTCCAGGTCGATGCCGAGCAATCCGAAGTCGATCGCGTTGGCCGTCTCCAGGTAGCTCATCACGAAACGCTGGTTGATGAACGCTTGGTCCAGGCCGTAGCGAGCGCAGATTTCCTTCGCTTCGAGTAGCACGACCGTCGTGTCCAGCGGCTTCCCGACTTCCGGCACCCACTGAAACGACACGGCCTGCTCGTACGTCGCCAAACCCTTCGGCGTCTTGCCGGTCGTGCCGACGATGGTGAGGATCCACGAGTTGCCGCGCTCCGCCGCCCCGAGTGCCGCGACGTATTCGATCTTCAGCTCACCCGCTGCGTCGCGTTGCGGCTTCCGCTCTTCCGCGTCACCCATCATGTTCTCGATCGACTTGCTCGGGATGATCGAGTCGGCCGGGTCGGCAAATTCCCCCAAGCCTGACGTGACGTACGTGAACGGGTCGGTCACGCGCAGCTTCTCGAGTAGCTCAGGCGTCCAGTGCTTCGGGTTCAGCATCGGTCCCGACGCTTGGATCACAACCACGTCCTCGTCGGGGTGACCGAAGCGCGTCCGCCAGAGCTCGTAAACGTCACCGTTCGGAGCGTAGGGTGAGCCGACGAGCATCTCTTGGCCGCCCGGGAGCACGCGGTCTGCCGCGGCCTGCCTGCTCGCGCGGAGCGACCGGACGGTCGAAGTCTCCGAGCCCATGCGCGGCGCTTCGTCGAAAACGATTCCGCCGAGCCACGAGCCCACGACGTTGTTGCCCTGGGAGGAGAGCGCCACCGTGCTGACCTCGATGTCGAAACCGTCCTCCCTCCCAATCTCGAAGCTCGCGGTCAGTGGCTTGCCCACGAGCAGCGGGGCAAGGCGTGGCGTCTTCATCAGCGCGAGCGCGTGGGAGTGAATGAAGCCGGCCGTCTCCTTCCCGGTCGCAAGGCACGGGATACGGACGCGGTCACCAGCGACTAGGCCTTCCAAATCGCACGTCAGCGCCGAGCGCACAGCACGGGACGCCGCGAACATCGATTTAGCCCCACGCGTCCCGGCGATGATCACGATCGTCGCTGGCTGCTTCGCTGGCGGCCTCTTTCCGCCGAACGCTTTCCTGACCAGCTTGTCCTTCCACAAGTCACCGAGCGGCTGACCGTCCGCCGCGCGACAGATTGCGCGCTGCACGGGCGTTGCCGTCGTCAGGCCGTAGTACTCCGGCGAGGTGAGCAGCTCCTCTGTGCTCGGAACCTGTCCGCGGTCAATGACGGTGCGAACGGCTGGCGTTGCGGGGGCGCGGGGCATCAGGGGCAGCGCATGGCGACCTGTAGCCATAGCAACGCGTTGCAGAATGCGCCGATGAGTGCCAGGCCTTGCCATTTGCGCAGCGAATCGCGTGACAGCTTCAGAGCTGACGGCTCGACAAGTGAGGAATTTCTCCTGACCACAGCATCCAGATTTCTTTGGAGCATGGCTGCCCTGCCGCGCCAGTAGTCCGCATCATCCGGAAGCGGGACACTGGAGACGTTGTCTATCGACGGGATCCAAGGGATCGCGCGCGGCCAGACCATCGGCGGATGCCACGGTTCGGGTTGTACGTACTGAAAATCAGTCACGCCTGCCCCACTTCGTTCACCACCGGCACGAACCCGCCGACCAGGATGCGCGCACGGGCCGCGTGGATCTGCTCCCTGGCTTCACGCACACAAGCGGACGCCGCGCCGCGGGGATCCTCGATCGCCTGCATGACCAGCGCTTGCGTCCCGCGCCGATCGATTTGGCACTCTAGAAAGTCACCTTGCGGAGTGCGAGCTCGGATGCGTATGCCGTGCTCGGACAGTATGTGCTTCCAGCCCCAGTTCTTCTCCGCACGCGCAACCTCGCGCAGCTCCGCCGTCATGGCCGCCTGCAACTCCTCGGCCGCGCGTGCGAGCTCCGACATCAACGCATTCTCGCCCGCGTCGCTCGAGTGGATGTCATCGAGCAAGTCCTCGTAGAGTTTTCCGAGCGCGCGGTCGTCCTCTTCGCGGAACGCTTTGAGCGAAGCGGCGTGCACTTCCTCCACTTCGCGCGGGTCGTGCGGCAGGTCGTCCGGCTCGACGAGTGGGAACAGCTCTTTCTCATCCACGAGGCCGCGCACGCGAAGTCTGGCCCCGGTGTCCTTGCCGTAGTCGAGCCAATGGCCGTCGCCTTTCAGTTTGGGGATCGCCTTAATGATCGGCTCGTCAGTCGGCAGCGGCTCAGTCTGTACCTTCAGAGCGCCACGCTTGATCGTCTCGGTGAGATCCACAAGAGGTTGCCCCGATTCTCCTCCACTCGGGGCCACGTGGGCGGGGACGCTCACCGGCGGCATGTCCGAACCGTCGGGATCGTCGGAGTCTTTTCGCGGCGCGAACGCGACGCACCCGCACCGCGTGGCGCACGGGCCGCCGTTGTGATGCGACGCGCGGTAGTGCTTGCACGCGCAGATGTCAGCGCCAAACGGCGGCGGGCTCGGGTCTGTCGGCCGCGTGTTCTCTGGTACGGTGTCCGGCGGCTCTTCCTCATCTACAGCTGATGCCACGTGTCCTCCGTTTCCGTGCCGAACGTCTCATCGCTCGGGAATCCGAACGTGCCAAAGTGGCGGAGCTTCGCCGCGCGCGTCGCGTAAACGCTCAGGCCCTTCATGTGCAGGTCGATTCCGAAGTTCCAGTCTTCCGGCATGACGATCGGAACCATGTCACCTGTCTCGGCGTTGCGCTTGTTGCGCTCGGTGTTGTGAAAGCAAATCGACTCCGCCCACGCGTCCAGCTTGCACACCCAAAGGCCGGTGTTGATTCCGAGAATGCCGCGCTCGGGTGCCCACGGCACTTCGGGCGCGCGGAAGCTGACGGGCAGGGGCGGGATGGCCGTGCACGGTGCGCCCGCTTCGTCACACGCAGAGCAGTGCGTCCTGTCGCTCGGAATCGCCGCCGAGCAGGTCTCACAGTGCGGGGCCAATTCCCGCATGGTGATCCGCCGGTACGATGCGTTCTCCACGTCGAGGATCATCGTGCTCGTAAGCCCGCGCATGTCTTTGATGGGCACCACGGCGGACAGCACGTCGCAGTCAACGCGCTCGAGTTCCTCGATCAGCTTGTCGAGCCAGCCCGTCTCAGCGCTGATGTCGGCGTGATGCATCGCGAAGAACTTCGGGCGCGGCTTCATGTTCAGCGCGTCGCACCATGACAGGTTGAACGCGTGCGTGAGGATCGAGCACGGGCGGCCGACCTGAAGCGCGACCTTCCGCACGGCGCTCGCGTTCATCACCGAGCCGATCACACCGGCTGACACATTGCCCGCGTTCGGGATCGCCAGGATGCAGTCCGTCATCCCAGTTCCGCCATGAATGCCGACGAGGGCAGGAGCAGGCGCGTCTTTCCGTTCGGTGCCGACACCTCGATTTCGAGCGATCCCGTTGAGAGCAGCGCGAATTTGTACGTGATATCCGGATTGCCCGGCGACGGCATGACCTTCCGGAGACCAGCCTCCTGCGACATGCGGACGGCCGCGTCGTCGATGAGAAAAACGCGCTTCACGGTCGATTTATTTGCCATTCGGTTCCCTTGCGTTCTGACGGTGCTGCTGAACGAGTTCCAGAAGCCACTTCGAGCCGCGCACCTTTCGGTACAGAGTGCGACGGTTGATGCCGAGCACGATCGCCGACTGGGTCATGTTCCCCCGAAGGTCGGTCAGCGTCGAGGCAATGTGCGCCTCCACCACTTCGGCCAGTGTCATAGCGCCACGCTACACCCCGCCCCACCCTTACGTCAACAGCCGCCCCCCAGGACGCGTTTTCCGACCCAGGGCGCCCCAAGCCCAGCCACCCGGACCGAAAGCGCACCAGCGAGGCGCCCAGGCGGCCGAGGCGACCGAAGCCGAGCCCCCCGGACCCCCGCGACCGAAGCGGTAGCGCGTCCGGATTTCCGGATTCGGAGCCAGGTGGACCCGAGCTCGTCGGCAGGGACCAGACGCCACCCTCGCAGAACCATGGCTCAATCCGGTCCGGAAAAGCCAGAAGCGAGGCGAATCCCAACCTGTCCCAACCTCGCGAGACCAGGTTGAGACGCCTAACCGGCATGATTTATACTGTTGTCCCAACCTCCCCAACCTCCCCAACCTTATTGGAAGAAGCTAAACGGGTGCCTCTGTACAAGATCGAAAACGGTTGGGACGGTTGGGACGTTGGGACAGGGCTATCGCCCAGCTCGGGATGTCGCGCGAGAAAAGGCTTGAAAACGCGAAAGCATCGAGAAAAAGCCTCGATTCGCATAAACACCGAGGAAAACAGCATATGAAAAGGCCGCTAAAACACGATGCGCGCATAGCGAATACAGCGAAAAACAAGGCATGTCACGAAGGCATGACAGCGCAGCCTAATATGGCTGTAGAATCGCGCGCGAATCGAGCCGAGTTGCCGCGCAGAAAAAAGCGCGAGCTGATGTCGATTTCGCTTCCCTTTTGCTATCCCCCCGTGTTAGTAACGAAGAACGTTCTTCGTTACTAACACGGGGGGATAGCAAAAGGGAAGCGAAATCGACATCAGCTCGCGCT